ATTGAGTTTTACCGACTGTGCAACTGTAGATGGTGCTACTAAAGGATTAACAACGTAAATAGAGAAAAGACCATTGGTATGGGTTCTCAACGCCATCTGAGTTGAACTAGCTGTGGAGGTTGATGGTATTAACGTCTGTAAGTCGGCTGTATCAACATATGAGTTTAAGTAAGGTGTTTGTGCGGTGTGAGGAATCTCGAAAGTTATCGAAGGGTTGGCGCCTACATCCCACAGAATTGTGTAATTATCACCTATAGCATTGAATGCTGGCAATGTAAGGGAATCGTAGAAAGGGTAGTAAACTACAGCCAATCTTCCTGAATGCAGTGCTGTACCAACGATCTCAAGTTTATATTTCATAGAACCACCCCATTGGGCAAACATTGATGCTAAATAAGCACAAGGTCCTACATCATAACTCTCGTAGAAAACTGAACCAGCTGCAAATCTTCTGGCTGCCAAACCTGGGAAAACGGGTATGGAACCCAACAAAGAGGTTGCAGCATCTGCGACTTTCCATTCTAGAGCAGTTACAACTGTCATGTTGGAAGCAATAAAAGAGATATCCATTTCGTCAATGTCCGAGGCAAAGTTGTCAGTTTGCTCTATCGTATATTTTGATGAGTGTGTCAGGGATAAACAGTTGCTAACATTGTCAAAATTCGTAATTGAAGCAAAAGGTTGCGAGATAACACGAGTAGCTGCGGCGGTGTTCATAGGCTTGGCAAAACCGAAAGCGGCAGCAATAGATGCAGCTGCCTTGGAGGCCCAATAAACAGGACTAGCTATTGAGGAGATCAGGGGAACGTGCATTAAGGTTCCTGCTACTTCTTTAACGCGCGTGAGTTTTGATGATATTTTGTCCTCTTTGATGCGTTCTATCTCATCTTCAGCATTACCTTGTGCGACATAGAGAGCTGAAGCATTAGGGCAAGAAACACAAACATTCTCGAACCAGGCGCTGACTTGTACGGTTGTAGATTCAGTAGTTGCAGCGGATGACAGTTGGTTCAATACTACAAAAAGTAGTTGACCGGCTGCAGATTGTCGGTTGATATTCCACATACCTAACAAAGAAACGTACGGGATGCGGAATTCAACTGGGTTTGGTTGTGCTGGATCTAGTATGATTGATGAGAGCGTTTGAAATTGAGAAGTAGAATTTGCGATATTAGCTCCCTTCTGTGACCGATAAGGATCGTAGCATACAAGTAACCGTCCGGCTTGAAAGGTTTGAGAAACTAAATGAATTCTGAATACACAGTCTGCTTTCCAGTATTGATATCCGGCAATTTTAAATAGCTTGTTGGTGTAGGCTAAAATATCTCCCGGTACTGTATAATAACCTATAATGGTGGCAACGGCTTGCGTTGAATCCCAAGTAATAGGTGGTAAAAGAGTTGGGCGCGTTATAACTTGTCTAATATCTGTCTGAACATTATCGCAAGATTGTAGTTTTTGAGACAGAGTCGAGGTATAATGTAGTTTCTCAGCCATAGTTGATGCAGAATCTTGAAAGGTAGTTAATCCTTGTTTTTCTGCAACAGGATTGTTGGTCGATAGTAAACCTTGTCCATCTTGGTCAAAAGTAGAGGATTTCATTTCATTTCCTGGGTCAATAACAGCACGTCGTTGGCGATGTTGGGAGACTTCCGATGATAAAGTATTCTTTTCCTTGTTTAACTTTAAAGAAGAGGCATAGAGTTGATCGGCTTCGTTCCATTTCTGTAGATATTCGGCGTTGGTGTACCATCCATTAATTTGGGTAGATGCACCAGGGTTTGCTTTCATATAGGCTTGTACAGTGTCATTTAGTGTTGGTGTGTTAGTGGTGATTGTCTATACGGAGCAGTTTACAATCATTAGTACTCCGGTCATTTTTAAACTTGAACAATTAAACAGCAATACATAGTAAAGAAATGTAACTTTAACTACGTAAGATCACGCTTAAAAGTAGGTGTCATCGTATATCTTGAGTTGCTCACCTGATGTTACTAGGTGCTCATAGAGATTGTTGCGTTTCAAGTATAAGGCAACTTTTTCACGAATTTCTCCTTGTGGGTCCGTTATAGCTAATTCGGACATAGCTGTCCGCACATTGTCCATCATCGCAGCCGTTGGGCTCTTGCATTTTGTTATCCATAACATCATCTCGATGCAGCTCTCCTTTTCCAACGGAGCACGCCAGTATTTTCCAATTCTAACGAATCCACGTTTAAGAAAACTGCACTCAGTGATGTCTCGCGCCACGCTAGTGGTTTCATCTTTTGCGACGGGAGTGTAAACAAACCCAATCGTTTTAGCAAATT